TGCCTTTATACCAATTACATAAATGAAAGTTTTTGTTCATAGAGTGTTGTGTACTAAAGTAGGAAAACACACAAAAACCTACAACCCGGAAGGGCGTACTTAATTTGAATAAAAAAAATATATATGCCCCTCCAGAATGGAAAAGGATGATAAAAGCAGCAAAATGGTGCTTAAGAGCTATTGTGAAATCACGCTTAAAACTATGAATATAACCTTAGAACTATATTTTTAGGGATTTTTATTATCTCTTATATTGTTTTTGGGTAGCGGTTTTCTTTTTCTGAAATCAAATCTTAAAACTAAACTAAAGCTAAATATTTTTGGGTTTTGTTTTTATATTGTTTTTGGATTTTTATCAGTGAGAATCACTTAGAAATATACACAAGAAAATATAATACTTATATTAGTGCTCTATAAACTAATATTTACATTTTACACAAGTAGGTACATGACTGCACTTACAGTGGGCAATTTCTTTAGAAACCTCTCAATAATGGAGGACCAGTTAAATAACTAAATTGAAAATCGGGATTCGCATTCCGATATAATTGGATTTTAGATAACTTATCCTGAGGGAGGATTATAGTGTGCGTATCGGGTAATGTTAGATCAGCTACGTCAGTAGATGGATCAAACGTGATACGTGGATATACACTATAACAGAATGTTGAGCTATAGAAAGGAATTGAGAATTCTCCTACACCTTCAACTTCCGGATTGATAATATGTTGCATAAGATTGGATAACCTAACTTGTTCTGATGATGTTAAATCTTCTCCAATTTCTTCAAATATAGAATATTCATGACCGGATTTGGGTACTATAAGATCATTATTGGTATTTACCATAATCCTATAAGGGGCACCAGTGGCTTGCATTCGAAAATTGACACCACCTCTAGCAAAAGCGTACATGGAAGCAAAGTAACTCAAGTTATCAAATCCTGATACCATGAGGTTTCCTTTACTATCATTACGACTCGTGCCAAAGGCATGTGCCATTAAATGAATACCGCCATCGGAGTCCGTGGGGGTTAGATACGCGAATAGAGTTGAACGACTAATCATTTGACCTACATGCGTAATTTGATTGCCTGTGCAATACTTAGCCATATCAGTGACGATAGCGGGTTGTGTAATGCACATTTCATTGTTTCCACCTCTTTCTGTATCTTGTTCTAAACTTTTCATTTGGAAATGTAAGTTGCTTAGATCACGCTCTATACCTTCGTCTTCATTCTCTTCACCAAAATTTATTGGACCAGCAAATTGTGATGGAATGGGATCATAGGGGAACGCGGTGCATGAGGTAGGGACTGCCAATTCGAAATCTGGACCTGCACACCTTTCGGCAATAACATCAATAGAAGCTGTTACCGTGGCGGGATTAACCATGCGGTTGTGCACGTCGAAAAGAATAACTCCTAAACTCGTATCACTACTAGTAGTTAGAGTCGGGGATGATTTCGTATTTAACCAGGGGAATGGGTGTACGTAGGGTACTGTGAATTCACAAGTATTATTTTCTCGCAAGTCGAAAATCTCAGAATAACACGAGTCCCTATCAATATTACCTATTTGACCTAAACTAGCACCTGGGGCAAATGTAATACGCACTCTTAACGAATGATACTGAGTTTTAATAACACGGAATTTGTATTTAATTGAACCTCTCCATTTTCTAAATAATAGGGAAATTGTATTCAAATAATCCGCGGATAATGATTGATCAGCATTTGTGATATCGGGTATTGCCAAAGGTTCTACTGTTTGCGCCCACACGTTTGTTCCAGATGTAAGGGTATTTTTGATAGTAAAATAACCATGGTAACAAGGTATAGACAAAATTTCGTTGAATGACATGTCATCACCACTAGTGTTACCCATTTGTAAAGGTGCAATGGAAGAATCCGAGTGCGTGGATAGTACGTGAGTGAGATCATCATCATTCATAGTGGCCATATGAGGGACGGCTTTTTGTTTGAAACTAGTTGCTGCAGTGTTCATTTGGAATTGGAAATTTCCTTCATCAATGCGCTTGAGTAATTCTTCAGTTCTGTTTTTCAGATTTTCTAATTTCTCTCTGGTGGGTTTCTCCTTAATTGATTCAGATATTTCATCAATATCGGGTAATTGACCAGATGCGGGTAGGGGGCTACCAATGGGGAAAGCAAGTTCAACATCTGTGAAACGAGCTGCAACAGTTACGGTAACGGTTCCATCGGCGACAACATCATGCAATTGCGAATATACACTTATGTAGAAATCTCCAATGTTTCCTTGCTTAGTAAATAAGTTGTAGAAAACATACGGAGAAGCATAAGGTACATTCATATCGACACGAGTTCCGTCCATGAGATCTAAATTTACACGTGGGGATCCAGATCTAGAGACCATACCTTGCAAATCTTTCGAATGTACAGATCTCTTAACTTCATTATAACGAGCATTGGGTAAAAATGAAATCATCAAATTTCCAGCTTGGAAGGGTTGGGAATTTACTTGTAGAATCAATTGAACACCTGCACGCAAACCGTAAAAGTTCAAAAATTTGTTTCGAATTGACGCGATGGAATTTAAAACATCGGGAAACCGATAAGTTTTGAGCACCTTGCCTCTAGTATCTGCTACAGTCCAATTGAATTGGTCGATCACGTGGAAACGATTCAGGAAATCAGGGATGCTATGCACTCTGTTTTCTTTCGTCGAACCAAGGATGATATCCTGATTGTTCTGAGTGGCTACCTCGGGGGCGCGTAATTCTTCTTTTATACCTTCATCTTTCAATTGGGTAATTTGTATTCGGTCAATTTCTTGATCAGTAATAGTATTTTCATTTGTTTTATTATTATAATCAGCAAGTCAATTTCTTTCACTGAACGACGACTTAATCAATTCGGTGGCACCTGGGTTCTCTGGATTTTAGAGGGCTGCTCGAGGACATCCTGAGAGGGTAAGACTAAATAGTCCACCTGTTACTTAAATAGCAGTTGATGTGTTTTAGGACCAGGAAATTTATATACACATCACAGATCACATTTAAGCCATGGGGTTCTTGATGAAATTTGTTTTAATTGCCAATCATCAAATTGCAATCCATCAATAACTATCTCTTTATTAGGCAAATCATCATGGATATTTCCTAAGGAATAGATGAAACGACTAAAGATGCGATTATTATTGAGGGATGGGTACATGAGATGCACTATTTTATTTTTGTGGTCGATTCGCCAATAGCCGCAAACATGTGTGCGCGAGCGCATTTGTTGGACAAATTTCGAAGGAATTCTTCCATTTTCCATATAGAATTGTGCTTCCTCACTTTTGCATGAAAATTCAGGATCGTTTAAAACGATGCGGTATTCACCATCTGAACCTTCAAAGAGGGGTAGATCCAAAACACCAGATTGATATTCTTCGAATGTTCTAAACCTATAATTTATATTGTGCTTGATACATTTTCGCCTAAGTATGGATTCATAATGATCAAACACTTGCCTTTCATGTAATGCTAATTCTCGCATGCAACAATCAACATTATCAATTAAAATTTGTTCGGTGATAGTTCCTGTTTTCGTCCATTGTGGAATTTCAAGAATGACATCTATATCCAATGGTGCAGTATGGCGAGCAGCGACAGCTGAGAATACGAATTTTCGTTTTAAGTAGCCGCACTCCTTCAAATTTCGAATGTGAACTATATTACCTGTTTTTGCTTCATCAGTGTATTCATGTCCAATGGTTAGGAACGCCTTCGTCATGCTTTCTTGGTTAAACCAATCTCGAATTGCTTCTAAAATGGCTACCAGGTTATCATCTCCGTAAGCGACCATGGCTACATTTTCATTGAATTTTTCCATATTGCAGAAATCTGTTTTTCCAGCATCACGGGCACATAACAAATAAACAATTCGAACCACAATAGAATTATATATCGAATTCAGGATAGCTGTGAGTGGGCAACCGGATGGTTGTGAGTGGGTACACCGATAGACAACGCGACCGTTGAGATGGACTGCATTTACTATATGAAACCACAAACCTCGACGAATCAACGCGTTTTCCTCACCATCATCATACCATTCATTAATCATATCAAGAATGTACCAGAGGATTTGAGCATTGAGTGATCCATCAAAGTTAGAGAAATCTCCAGCAACACATCCATCTCCATTAGCTCCAGCTCGTGTTAAAATTTTCTTTGCAATAACATCCCAATCATTTGAATAAACATTTGTTCCGGGTGAAATTTCGTTCGTATTACGATTATGCATTAACCAAGCAGAGAATCCGAGGAAGTAGCGGCGAAAAGCGAGGGTGAAGTGAGCGGGTCCGGCGCAAAATACTCTAGTTTTTCCAGCAGCAACTTTTGCGAGGGGACGACGTTCCATTTTTAATGTATCTGTCCAATAGACATCAGATTGAATACCATTGCGAGCATTATCAATTAATTGATTAACGTCTCGTTCGATTTCCTTTGCGAGGGGAGTATCCAAAGTCCATTCATCTACTCCATAGGCTTCTCGTTTACCATTGAGCTTGTGCAGCTTTATGTACGGGAAACCCATAGAAGTTTTACGATTAATGGGTGCTAGAAACTCATCTCCTTCCACTCCAATTATGGCTTCTTCATGTGTAAGAACACGCGCATATTTTGCTTTGTTCATACCCATAAGATTTTGTTCCAAATTGTTTTTCACATCATTAGCAGCCACATCAATTAGACGGGTATCAATGAGAGGTACATACTTGCCAAACTTAATTAATCCTTTATACATTGGGTCTATTCCATTTGTATATGAAAGAATAGTAGGAGCAGTAAGTGCTTCACCATTGATTTCTCCATTTAGACGTGAGGGTATAATTTTGGTGTCCGTAGCGCCCATTACCTTGAGAGATGTACTAACCATACCTTCGACGATTAATCCTTCACCCATGGGTACTGAACCAATAATTTCACGATCTGGAAGATCTTCAGAAATGAGGGGCAATTCTACGTGGCATTGGAATTGTTGGGGTAAACGAGTGAGAGCTTCTTTTAGCATTTCTTTCGTTATACACTGAGCGATACCAACACCAATATTTCCTGCACTATGAATTCCAATTATTTTCCTATCCAAACTGGTTTGTTGAAGAATTATTGGAGCACCACAATCACCACGAACAGTCATACCATCATATACCCAAGAGTCTCGGAATTTAATGGCTGCTGATTGATCGGGGGTGGAAACTTCAACAGTTCTATCTAACATACCTGAAACCTTACGACAATACTTGTATCCAACGGAAGCTACAGGAGGTGCTTTTCCAGGCATTAAACCGAGGGCTTTTGATGTCAAATCACTATTGTAAGTTGGCAATATGGCATCATAAGAACCGGTGAGCCTGGTGATATCACTAGCTGAAATAAACAGAGAAGTGATATCCTTATGTATGGTGCACTTGGTTTTTCGGGGATCAAAAGTCACGAGCGCGGCATCAACATCTACACTTGTTCCATCTGATAAAACTTTTTCCAAATACGTGACATTATTTAAGATGTAACCTACGGTTGCTTCAATAAGTTTGTTGCCATATACGTTCGAAAAGTAAAGGACTGTATTTTCTGTTATGTTTCCATTTGCAATAGATGAGCGAAGAATGTAAACGTAATGTTTATTCATGAGCATACTATAGCCTTTCACAAACGTTACATTTCCAAAAATCATTTTATTGCTGTGCATGATGTACATTTGACGACACACGAGAGAGGATGATACTTGGGTTGCACCGTTATCTAAAACTCCTTCAAGACTGAAATTTAAATCATCGAGCACATTGGCAAGGGACTCTTCATTAGCAAGCTGATAGGCCTTAATATTTTTAGTTCTATCTTCTCCATCTATATCAGCTGACTCGAATTTCGAAGCGGTTTGTCTCCAATTCTCTCGAGTTTCTTTGCAAGTTCCGACAGATTCAAATTTAGACGCTTGATGTCTCCAATTTTCACGGGTTTCCTTGCATGTACCAGGGGATTCGAATTTCGATGCTTGTTGTCTCCAATTTTC